AATTTATCTTTGATGTTTTCTGCCCCGAATTTTAACTGCTGACCAGCTTCGCTATAAGTTCCACCTTGAGACTTAGAAACATTTTGAATTTGCTCAGAAATATTATTAATTTGTTTTTGTAAAGCCTGAGTTAAAGGTTTACCTCCTCCCGGAAAATCTTTAACAAAATTTTGAAATCCTGCCGCATTAGTAACGTCAGCAAGAGTTGGATCAATTCCTAAGTCTTTAAATGCTTGCACGGCTTCTGGTTTCACACCAAATGCTTTTTGAACTCCTTTTTTAGTCAGAGTGCTGATAGCACTTGTTGCGGCTGGCGCAAGATCTAATGCAGTTCCAACTGCCTTAGAAGCAATAGCCCCTGCCGCAGATCCTTTAGCGCTTTCAACCAATCTGTTTCCTAAGCCAGTTTCTTCTTGTGGCGACAAAAAAGAAGATACACCACCCGCAAGAGCCCCTCCTTTTACCAAGCCCAGTTTATTACCAACAGCTAAATAAGGGGCAGTTTCACCAAGACTAATTCCTACTCTTTGTGATGTTGGAAGTTTTGATTGCTCTTCTTTTAATGCCTTAACTCTATCAGCTAAACGATTGCCGAAAGTTTGTTGGTTCATAGTATTGCCATAGACCATCTTCTCTATACCTCTAGCAGCACCTTCTCCAAGATCAGTTGCGGCTTGAACGCCGCCAATAAGAGCATTGCCTAAGCCTTGAGCAACCCCTTGAGACAACTCTCCGAATCTTCTTCTATTCGCTTCTTGGAAACTTTCGTTTCTAGCGGGTTGTTCTTTAGGTGGAGTTTGTTGATCTAATTTAGATTGATCCTTTGGTGCAAATTGATCTGGATTGCTTGAAACATAGCTCATTACTTGATCTTCTGTAGTTCCGTCTGGAACTTCAAATCTAGCTATTCTTCCATCCTGTAATTGTATTTTGGCAATTGGCATTATTCAAACCCCAAAAATTTAATTCCCGAATCAGATGGCTTCTGATACTCTCTATCGTAAGCAGCGCGGATTCTATTTTTAGAAGAGATAATTTGGTTTTTGGCGCTTTCTAAGTTCTCTCTTAATTGTGCAGGGCTTTGATCTTGCTCTAAGTTAGCTTTAACTGATTGCAAGAATTCAATCTCTTGAATAGCAACTTGACCAAGCGCGCCACCAGTAGGAGAGTTTTTTCTCATCTCTTGAAGCTCATCAAATCCTAAGTTAGCTACAATTGTTTTAAGTTGTTTTTGCAGATCTCTTGCATCAGAACCCGGTATTTTAGAAAGACTTGAACCTGCAAAGCCGGCTGTAAAAGAATCTACTTTTGGAATCGATTTATCTATTAGCTTAATGACATTATCATTCTTAGCAAAAGAAGATTCCATGGCAGATTGCACCTTCGGCTGATCAAATTTTTTCTCTGTTCCAAGTTCGCCTTCCTTCTTAGCTGCCGATTTAGCTTGTTCTATATCGCTTTTGTTTGGAATATAGTTTGCCAATGGAATCACTTGCCCATTTTGGTCGATCGTCATTCCTTCGCCAACTGTGTTGCGCTTCAAGTTTAAGTAACTAGCTTTATCGGCAGGACTTAGGTTATTAAAATATTGATATTCTCTTACTGATGCAGGAGATGCCATATCGCCAGTTGCGCGAGAATTAAAGCCAGTTGCAATGCCTTCACCTGTTTGAGGATTAAAGCCGACAACTCCTTGAGCGGTATCTCTGAAATCCAGATTCATTTTCATTTTAGCTTTAATGGCAGAGGCTTCTGTTTTTAAAGAATTCATTAAATCGGTGCTAACCCTGTCTCCAAATTCTAAATTGGGAAATAATTGTTGCAGCTTGGGTTTTAGAAGATCGTAAGTAGCTTGTTTGTTTTCGGCTTTAGTTTCTTTGGTTAGAAGATTTAAAGTGTTATATTGATCCGAATATCTTTGTTGAACCCCTTCAGAAATTCTCGCTGCTGCCACTGGATCTTTAGCATATAACTGAGGCAGAACAATTTCTGGCTTCTCAAAAGCTTCTTGAGCAATTCTTTGGAAAGCTTGTTTTTGTTGCATCTCTTGTTCTTGCAACATCATTTGGCGATTCTGAATATCGTAATTCTGGCTCATTTGCTGACCACGAAGACGATTTTCTATGATTTGGTTAGCAATGCTCTGGCCACCTTGAAAAGCTCCTACGGCGTTTAACCCTAAATCAAAACTTGGAATATTCTGGTTGCGACTCATTATTTTAGACTCCAGGAATTTGATGATGCGGCATTTCCAGCATTATTGAAGAAAGAAGTATTATACATCCCGCCTCCCGCTGGAACTAATCCCCCACTAGAACCACCGCCACCGCCACCTCCGCCGCCGCCAGAGCCACTACCTTGACCCATTGCAGCGCCAAAGCCTTGTCCCGATACACCAAACAGGAAATTGCTTAGGTTAGCATACTTCTGAGCGTTTCCCATGCCTCCGGCATAATTATAACCGGCTAATTGACTCCCAATTCCAGAAACTATATTAGCTTGATTAGTAGCCGCATTTTGTCCTATGCCGGCTTGTCCAGTAAGAGTGTTAATATAATTATAATAATCTTGGTTAGCTAATCCTTGTCCGGTCTCCTGTAATTCTCTTAAAGTATTCCCGCCTAAAAGAGTTCCTGTAGCAGCGTTTCTTCTTTCTACTGCTTTTAAACCCTGATCTAATTGGTATTGATAGCCCGGCGATTGTTGGAAACTATTCATCCTATCAGCTTGGGAAACATCTCCTGTAAATTGATTAGTTTCTGTATCATAATTTTTGCCATACAACAATGCAGATAGAGGAACTAAAGCTTGTTCGCCATAATTAGCGTAAGGATCTAATCTACCAGTTGCGTCCGCTTGTGCAGCCGATAGTGAATTTTTAGCACTATTAGCTGCGCCTCTTTGAGCCGAAGCCGCTTTGTTTCCAGCATAAATGCCTCCGATTGCTGTCGCGACTCCTAGACCCGCCCCCGCTGCTGATGCTGCTCCACCCATATTAAACCACCTTAAAAAATTCACTAATATTATTAGAAGTCATAAGAAAACCTTGATTGCTCAAGATTTTTTTAAGGCTTCTAGTTTCCATTGCCATGTAAATCGTTTTGATACCAATAAATTTTGCGTAATCTTGTAATTTATTTAGCATGAACTCTATACATTTCTTTTTATCTTTTGGGCTAGAATCATTATTGCTTATAACCCAATTTACTACTCCATACGCGCTGTCGGTAGTATATAACCAAGCAGCACACGTATATTTGTCTTTATCCTTTATTATCATTCCTCGGCTAGAAAGAAATTCTGGTCTTATGGATTGCCATTGACCCCCTTTTCCTTCCCACCAAGACTTCAACATTGGATAGTATTTATCAAAATCTTGTTTATTACGAACATTGAATAGCTCGTATTTCATTATTTTCTTCTATCAGTTGTTTTTTTAGAAACTGATACTGATTTCTTAGACTCAGTCAAAGCCTCAAGTCTCATGGCAATTTTGCGAGGATATTCTTTGCTTACTTTTGAATAAACACTCGGTGCTTTCATTTTCATATTTCTATGGATTATATTGTTTATAAGAAGCCACCAATTGAGCGGTAGTTTCTGGTTGATATTGAAATAATGGTCTATTCGGTCTAGCATCGACTGGAATAACGTCAATACTCCTAGCTGCATGAAGATCAAATATCAAGGGTTTTGGATCCCAATCCTCTTTATTTACCACTTGCCCATTCCACATTTTCCTCATTTGGCTTTGGTGGAATTTGCCATAAGTATAGTCGCAACGCTGGAAGTAATCTATTCTACCTCTTTTTGTAGCCACAATTAACCTCTCGCAAAGTTATTAATGATTGACAAAGTGAAATCTGCGCTAGTAAAGCTATCAGTGATAACCCTAAAAGCACTTGGCGGAGATAAAAAGAAAGTATTTCCACTTGTAGTTTGTTGGTAAAAATCCTGTCCTTGGCCAGTTGCGTTATCCCAATTGTAAGGAGGCTCAGTAGTTGAAACTTCGTTATAGGAAACTTGGCCTGTAAAGTTAATTGATCCGCTGTTTAGGTATAAATCAATAGTTGCGGTTTTGCAGCTAGTTAAAGGATATGTTTTTGAGGCAAAGAATCCAGAAGTTCCAATATCAACTGTATCTACGCCTAAAGTTGCAGAAAGAGTAATTGAATTTACGCGGCTATAATAACCTACTGAATAAACTGTAGAAGAAGCATCAGGACCAGCCAATACTTCTGACTGAGGTTTGCCATCGGCATCAAGACCAGTGATTGTAAAATTGATTCCTGTTTTGCTGTTAGCTGCGTTATTTAAAACAGCTACTTTATAAGCATAGCCATCTGGCGTAGCGTTATTAGCTAAAGTGATTGTTGCACCAGTTGCATTATTAGCATAATAACTCGCATTTGCGTTTGTTAATGTATAATCGTTTCTGTAAGAGTTATTCATAAAATACTAATTAAAAGAAAGGGATTTTTGGTCCCTTTCTAATATTATTAAGCAGGATCAGAAGCCGTAAAGCCAGCCGAAGAAGCGTTACCATACCAGTTATCATTTGCGTTAGCGACTCTATAGCCACCAGCAATTGAATAAGTGCCTGATAAGTTATTTCCAGTTACTTGGTTAGAACCAGCTCCGCCGTTTAAATCAATACCGCCAGAACTAGCTGCCGCAGTAAATGCGCCAATGCTATTTCCTTTGATAAGGAAGTTACGAGCAGGGATGATGATTTGATTAGTATTTGAAGCAAAGAAGTTATCTCTGATTTCCCATTGATTAGCTTCAATTGCACCACGAATTGCATAAGTCATATTGTCAAATTGACTATTGATGACTTTAACATTGTAAGGAATTTCTGTAAAAGTTCCAGAAACGCCGCAACGAATACCAACGCCAGCACCAGAAAAACGAACTCCAATAACTGAAGCATGAGACGCATCTCTTTCAAGATCTCCGGCAGCAGCATTTCTTACTAACTCTAAGCAAGCAGCGTTAGTATCAACGGCAGTCATTAGGAAGTTAGTGAAGCGCCAACCTTGTTGAATTACACGAAGGTTTGCTGTAGCGGCAGTTAAGCCAGTTGCAGACCATTGAGCAGTGGCATATTTTCCACCTTCTGGAGTAGAATCGGCGTGACGAGGATCATTACCACAGCCGTTAATCCATACATCAAAAATATTTGCAGGAGTAACTAATTGTTCAGTAATTTTTCCAATAAAGTTAATAGCATCACCGCTTTTGATTCTAGTGAAGGCCATTCCCATAGTTAGGAAAGGAGTTTGGGGAGATAGACCGTCGTTAGCATCAGAGCCAGCCGCCATTGAAGTGTAAGCGTTGGCATTGATTGTATTAGATCCATTGACAAAGTAAGTCGTTCCAAAAGGCGAAGCTACTATCTTTGCATTACCAAGAAGAGGAACGCCAAAGGAAGCAACGCCATTTGAGAAATTTGTTAGAGGTTTAGACATATTTTTTCCTTTAAAAAGAGGGGAGTTTTAGTCCCCCTCTATATTGTTAAACAATGTTACCAGAACCAAATAGGCAGAATGGGTTGATTACACCCATTGCGTATCTTTCGTCAGCCAAAGTCATTTCTAATCTTTCAGCAATTTTTTCTTCTGTTCTGATTCTCAAACCTCTACGTTCGATATGAGTTAAACCCATAGGCTCGTCAGTTAGAATTTCCCAGTTAGATACGTTAGATAGATAACGGTTAGTTGCATAACCTTCATCCAACACATTGAAGATAGCGTTGATTGCGTTGTTAGCATTGTCTGGATTGTAAGGAGAAGCAGTAATCTCTTTAGCTACCCATTCGTTGTTAGGATGCACAATCAATCTTTTGCCTTTTCTGTTTGATTCGTAGCCAGAATAATCTTTAGAAGTATTAATTACTGTCAAAAGAGACTGAACTGCGGTTTTAGAAAGAGCGGTAGGAGTAGAAAGAATGTTAGTTTGAGTTCCGCCAGTTTGAGGAAGAGGGTGAGAAGCGCTAAACAAAGGCACGCCGTCCCAACCAATATCTGAATAACCAGAGTTAAAAGGAATTACAGCTAACAATTCGCGAGTTTTGTTAAATGCGTTAGGGATTTGGCCTGTGTATTTTTGCAACAAGTCCATACCTTTACCGTCATCAAGAGCAGTTTCATCAATCTGGAAACCTGTTGAAACAACAACTGGTTGCATGATTTTTTGAAATCTTTCTTGCATGATTTGCATTTCAGGAGCAATACCCGGCCCTACGATTGTAGGCATTTGAAGCATATCATCCGACATGAATACTTCTTGATATTTATCAGACTGGATGGTCTCATAGCCGAGCTTTTTCCATTCCATGTCTTTTAAAGGGAAACCCGCATAACGCTCTTTTACTAGATTCTCGATGAGGTTCGTAGTAAAGTTATTTTGGGTTATGAAAGTTGAGTTACTTACTGACATAATTTATATTTATTTTAATTAAGATTAAACGCCGACAGAGCTATAAGCTTCTGCGTAGTTGTTGATTTGCACAATTGCCACTTGAGTATTGCCTGCGCCTACAGTATTGCCAATTTCTGGTTTTACACTAATTACGCGCACTTGGAAAGTAGCGGTAGTTGCAAAAGTTGCAGTTAGGTAAGAACCGTCATTTTTAGTTGTAGCGTTTGGAGCAACGATAGTGATATTAGCATTTTTGCCAACATCAGCAGCAGTCATGCCAGTAACTTGAATTTCATATAGTTGGTCCGGGTGATCTGCTACAGTTACAATTCTTTCTTGAGCAGAAGGGCGATAACCAGAATAGTCACCAAAAACCATTGTTGGATACACGTCAAAGCCAACTACAGCACCTAACACAGGGTTAGTGTCGCCGCCAGTAGCTTTTTGAATTTTTTTGTATTGTCCAGCCAAGCACACTTTACCATTGATGGTAGTGTTTGTATTTGAACCAGTAGCAAGAGCAATAGGGGTTCCGATTGCAAAAGCATCAGTATTGTCAGTTCCAAGATAGTATTCAGTTTTTCTTACAATACCATTTTGAACTGGCTTCATACCGAACGCGCCGTATGTATTAGCCATATAATTTATTTTATAGTTGTTATGAGATTTTTTTAAATGAGTCAGCGTTTGGATCAGCGTGTGTCAACTATGTCTTTTGCAACAGTCAGCGGGTTTTCTGTGGCGTCAGAAATGTCTTATAAGTTATTTAGGAAGTCATCTTTAGCAGAAGTATCGAATTTTGTGGATACCCCCATCTTGTTCTTTCCGCCATCATTTGATAGAAGCTCTCTACCAAATACTGCATTTTTTTTACGATCATTCAATTCATCCTGAATTTTTTTCAATTCTTCGTGAATCGCATTAGATAAGCACATTAAAATATGCTTGCCCGGTTGATTATTAACTGTATAACCACCAGTCGTAATTGTTCTATATCCTTCTACTTTTCTCCAACCAATCTCCTCCAAGTATTCAATACTCTCAGGAGTGTCTCTGTCAGTTGAAGCCCATCTATACGAAAAACCCTTCTTTTTATCAGATTCGGAAACAAAGAAAGGATCTCTGCCACCAGAAACTAATTTTTGATCTCTAACTCTCTTTAACATATCGCGAGTTTGAGCGTCTAGTTTAGTTTCGTCTTTCTTTGTAGCGACTTTTGTCGATACTGCTGGAATTGATTCATCAACAGTAATGTCCGCTACATCGTCAGTCATAGTTTCTGTTTTAGTTTTCTTGGTAAAAGTCATAAATATTTTTTTTAAATTAAGGAGTCAAGAATTATTTTTTCAATAAAGATCCATATACCATATTGGTAATATCATCCAAAGATTTTCCAGAGTATTTAGCTCTGCCCGAACGCGCTTCGCTATTAATCCACTTTTTGTCTCTATCACTTAGAGAGTTATAGCTTAACTTAGAAGCCGGTTTAGAAGTAATAGCAGTTTTTTTGTTCTGATTGGATGATATTGCGTGTCATGTTTTGTTTTGGTTGTTTATTGAGATTAAATTTACTTTCTACGATAGTTTTTGCTGCAATGGCGATTGCATCCAATGAAGCGCTAGGATTTCTTTGTCTTAAAAGAAAAGCGGACTCATCAAAGCTTTTTTGCATTTCTCTACTATTTTGCATGAGATCAATAAAAACTTTATTATCAGGATTGTTTCTAAATACCTCAACTGCCGTCTGTTCTTCAAGGGTGAAGTCTTGAGCAACTGACTCTTGCTGTTTAGTTGGAAAAGATACCTGTTCCGGCTTGCTTTCTAATTGTAACTTCTCAAACTTAACATTTTGCTTTTCGGCCAAAAACTCTTCATAAATAGCAAAGTCTTCGTTAGTAACTAAACCATTTTCTCTTAATTGAGCAATCTTGCTATCTACTTCTTTTTCTCGCTGAGAAAGCATCATCTTAGTATTGTTTGTGACAACCTTTGTTAGCTTCTCAACATCTTCTTCAATTTTGGTTTTTGGTTTAATACGGCCAGCGTTTACAAGCTCTTCAAAGCCTTCCAAACCAAGAGCATTTACCTTCTTACCATTTCTATCTACTCCATGATACGTTTCTGGAGGGGTAAAATTATATTCGTCCCAAAGATATTTTTTGTCATCAGGAGTTTGCTCATAGGCTTCTTGTTTTACTTTTGTTTTGATGTTGGGTGGTAAATCTTGGTATTTGATTTTCCCAGATTTAACATCATCCCAGCTAGGAGCTTCAAACTGCTCTTGCTCGGCTACTTCTACAGCAGGTTCGATTGTAGCATCTGCTGGATTAGTGTTATCCTGTTCTAAAAAGTCTAGTTCTTCGTTCATAATTATTTAATTAAGAGGTTAATTTCATCAAGTTTAATGGTCTTAAAGTAAAACATTTCGTCTTCATGCTCAATTGGCAAAAATTCACCTAGATGAGGATCAACATAGGCAATGTCTCCAATTTTTGGTTGAAAATGAATCTTTTCACTTCCTAAGATGAAATCCATAATGCACCCAAACTGACGATAGAAAATATCAACTTTTCCTACCCATTCCTCCCCTTTTGAGGTAACTATAATCTTAGCTCTACGGCACTTTCCAACATATAAAAGCAGTATGTCTTTTTTGAATAGCTGGATATGTTCTTGGCATTGTCTGACCTTGTCATCAATTTCCAAGACCTTTAGGCACTCTTCTTTTTTTAACATTTTTAATTGGGTAATTGTTCAAAGAAACTTTCCAATTCTTTTAAATCCTCTTCCGATAAATCTTCTCCGTCCTCGTGCTTAGTAAGGATTTGATGCGGAATATTAGATAAAAGAATTTTTGTAGCTTTTAAATCGCTAAATACTTTGATTTCATCTTCTGACCTTTGTGTTAGGCCATTACTGATAGCTTGCTGCATTGATTGCATAGCAAGGATTGATAGAGCCTTTTCATCTTCTAACAAGCTTTTAACGTATCTTTTGGTAGTAGGATCTTTTAACCAATTAAGAATTACTTGTGCTTTCTGATTGTTTTGAGTCATTTTGTTGTTGTCTAATGTTTAAGTCTTTTTCTTTATGCAAAGAGTCAATATAAGTTTTTACTTTGTCTAAAGAAGCTTTATCTAGGGTTGCAAACGAATCTGCAATATTTTTAGTTGCTTGAGATCTCTTAAGTTCAATATCTGCTATCATTAAATTAGCCTTGTCGCCCTTTTCTTCAATTTCGGCAGCAGCTTTAATTCTTTGAGTTTGAACATCCGCTAATTTGGCATCCGCTTTTTTATTTTCAGCTTGAGCGAACAGCATATCTGCTTGCGGAGTTGGTTGAGGCACGCGAAGAATCTTGTTAAGTTCTGGCATCCCAATAGCTTCATTCTTCATTTTTCTTAATTCCATCCCATCATAATAAGGATCTTGCATCAGAGAATCATAGATCTGTGCTTTAGCAAGTTTCTGTGACTTAGTTATGTTTGAAGTATCAGTCAACAACACAATTTCAATATCATCACTTAAAAAATCAGTGGACGGATCAACTTCTGCATCTGTGGTTATTGTGATTTCATGATATAAATCACGATTAAAATATTCTGCATTAATTCTTTTGCGAACCTTGATTTCTTTTAAGAAACTTTCGTTCAGCAATTTAAAAATAGAATTTTCAATCGCTACAGCATTATCAACTAGCCCTAAATAAGTAGTTGGAGCCATATTAGAGGTGATATTACCAGTCAAAGCATCTGTAACTAAACCAATTTTCTCACCAGCCGCTATCATTCTCTCAAGAAGAGCAAGCATTACAGGAGAAGGCTCTGGTAAAGGTAATGTAAAGAATTTATCAGCAATTGCACCACCACTGAGAGAGATAATCTTTTTATATTCTCCCATTTTAAATGTCATGCCACCAGATCTAACATTTAGATCATTTGCCATATAACCGCCACCCATGATTTTGCGATTCATGGAGTCAATAAGCATATTAATTGAAGTATTAACAGACGAATTGATGTTGGTTAGGAAAAAAGGCAATCCCAAACCCCAGAAAGATCCATCAAAAGATGGAATAGGGCGGAAGTCAGTAATATTTACTTTGCGTTCAATATTGTATATGTATCCATCTTCTGAGACAGAAATATCATCAATATCGTAATCGGCATAAATTCTAACTATTTTTTGGTTGCCTTTGTCAAAAGTTACGCAATAAGGTTCTTTAAAGCCATCTTCGTCCAAATCTAACCAAGTATGCTGTTCCACAAACAAATATTCAGCTTCTTCTTTTTGTTGAGGGACTACATTTACAGTATCTGTTTTTATAGTAAGATTGACGCTTTCATTCATTGGAACTGAAGCTACATAATCATACTCGACAAACAATTCTTTGTTGATATTTGCTTGAATATCGTTCTTTTTTAAATTACGGATTACACTATAAACAGAATCCTCTAGGCAAGAGATGTTTTTATTTACAATAACTTTATCAGGAAACAGTAATCTTGAATAATTACGCTGCTTTAATTCATCGTAACCTTCTTCCCGATACATAGTTCCCAGCGTCAACGCACCATAAAATAATTGTATTGTGTCGGCCTTCCAATTTGGTATTAAGTGACGAATTTGATAATTCATAGACAGCGCAACACGTTCAGCTATTTTAGCTTTTTGGCCTACATCGACCATGATCGGTTGTTTAGTCTCAGGATTTATAACTGCTTCGCCGTCTACAGTTTCTGCAACGCCATTATCTTCTCCTTCAACCTTCCCCTTGTAAACATCATCATCCGGAAAAAAAGCATTATAAGCTTTGGAAGCAAGGTTCATCACTGCATTTGATGCAAGAGGATACACCACATCACTAGCTCCATCAAAAGGTTTATCTCTTGTAGAGATCATTGAAACTAATTCTATATCTTTTTTCCAATCAGTAATTTTACCTCTCATCATTGACTCAGCTTGGTCATACTCTAGCATACAGTCTTGATAGATTTGCTGAATATCTTCATCATCTAACAAATCGCAGATATTTTGAGCAGCAACAAACTTCTCTAGTTTTGCGGCACTAGACTTCTTCGGCTCTATAGGCTGTTCTTGATCGGTGTAAATAACCGCCAAGCTATCAGAATTTTCCATTATGATCTTGTGAATTGAGTTTGGCGCACTTTGTAAATTAAAAATTTATAGTCAAGGATAATTTAATACCCTGTAACAGGATCTCCATTTCTACGACTTGATTGCTCATCTTCATATTCA